TCTTTAGATGAGAAATCAATCCCTACGATTTCAGTCAATACTTCCTGAATGCGCGGAATCCAGTCATCAGCATCAAAGCCCGATTCGCCTTCATACTTCAACAGGTTGAATCCACCAGGAAGAGGCTGCCAGTACCACCATGAAGCCGTATCTCTAAAACCTAAGTCACTCGACACATAGATAGGCGCACCATTAGGATCGTAGGCAATGTCGTTTGTTATCCGCCCTTCCCTACGTGCTGCTGCTACCCACTTACCCAGAATAGAACCTTGTAAGTTGCCGAATGCGCCTTCCCAAACGTGATCATATGTGTCAGGACGCTCTAGCAAATCACTAACTCGCGTACGTTCAAGCGTTGCAGGAAACCAAGGATTGTCTCGCCAGTTAATCTCAGCGACCTTGATGCGAGGATTTTTACTTAAACGAAACCGCTTGTGAACTGCCGAACTTTTACGCTCTGGGTTCCAAGTTACCCAAAGCTCAGCATTCCAATCGTCGCCTTCTTCCCGCAATGTAGGGATTAGCGTCTTGAATGCGTTCTCTGTAACCGGCTCACCCTCATCTACCCAGCAAATAAGGATACGGCCCTTAGACTTGATACTGTCGATATTGCGATCTAGTCCAGCAAAGGAAAAGGTTATGCGCCCATCTTTACTCTTGATGTACTTCTCACCTATGTCGTAATAAGCAAGAAGAAAAGGTTCTTCCTCGATTGCTCGCTTACATTCTTCTAGGCTTGAATCTTCAAGAGAGTTCATGAACTGGCGAGCGCAAAGAATTTGGCCTTTGATGCCCTGCTTACCGTATATGTAACCTCTCACAGCGGCCATCTTGGCAAAGGATCTTGTCTTGCCTGATCCTCGACCGCCATGTGCGCCTCTTACATCTGCCTCACCACTAAAGACCGGAACTAGCTTCTTAGGCAGCTTTACCTGAATAGTGGTCATTGCCCAACTAGTTCAATGCGGCTCACTGTTTCGATTGCGTCACCATCCTTACCGGTGATTTCTGTGCGAGCCAGCTTAGGGGCCGCAAACTCAGCCAACTTAGCCAGCAAATCAAGCGCCTTGCCCGGATCAGGCTTAACGTCTCCTGAGCCTTCTGCGACCTGTTGCAGCCAAGTGGCTACATTGGTACGGTTATCATCCAAAAGCGCCTGTACGGTCATTCTGAACTCTTGCGTAGACTTATTTACGCATCCCTTTGGGCGTCCTTGACCGGGCCTTTTTTCACCTTTCTTAAAGGTTCCTGGATTTGTTGACATTTTATTAATCTTTCTCGGTGTTAGACCGATATTGATTAACGCTTCCTATGCCATGTTTGGCTTCACGTATTCGATGAAGTTTGGCAAGTAGGTTTGCGCCTGGTTTAAATTATCAGCTTGTAACGCTGGAACTGTTTGGATAACAGCCGGAGTCTCTCCCCAACTGATATATACCAATGGAAATATAACATCCGGCTGAGGAGTACGTACTACGATGAACGCTTTTCCAGTTACTTGTGCGTCGCAAGTCCCTAGAATCTTTTGGGTTGCCTTGTCTATCACAAGCATGATTTACTCCGTTTGTTGTTCTATCTTCTCTTCGATTGCTGAAATAAAAAAAGCCGCTACCAGTTACGGTGCGGCTTAAACTCACGCTGACGCGGAGGAGAGGGAAATTTTGAAGGCAATTATCCCGCCTTCGGATACAGAGAATACTACTTAGTTTGTAGGAATGCAATAGGTTGTTGTCAGAAAAGATAACCAGTATCAAAGTTCTTTTTAAGCAATCTTTCTAACTCTGCCTTTGCTTCATCGTAAGTGTGGAGCAGGTCGGCAAAGTTGAACTGCATTACTTGGCCCATCCCTAATGTTTTATAGACTGACCATTTGTGGCGAGGCTTGAGACTTTCTATACAGGCATTTGTTGCTGCGCCTATCTTTGCATCCTGAGCTAATTGGGCTTCATGCGGGTCATGCCCGTAACCATCCTCATTTGCTGTCAATCCTCCCATTGGCCTTGCGCTGAGATTTGCTGCTTGAGTGCCTGACATATGGTACCTCCAGCACTCTAGGCAGTAACCAATAGCATCTGGGCGAATGTTTGATTGCGCTTGATACTCTTGTTTCGTTACTCGGCGTAGCATTTTCTCTCCTTACATTTGAATTTCTTGGCCTGCACGATAAGTAAATGTTGGCGTCCCCGAGTTATTGACTGTGCGCAACCTCGCATAGTAATCAGCAGGAACAAACCCACTCACGACATTCGTTGTAGGTTGAATACCTTGCAAAGCAATTGCCAATGTATAAGTCTGCCCGTTTCCTGCAATACTCAATGTCTGCACGTTCGTTGTGAAACCACTATCACTTGCAATCTCTAGGATTACATCGCCATTCTGACCACCAGCAATAGACGCTGTTACGGTGATCTGTACGCTATAGACTACTAGTGTAGGACGTGTCGCACTAATCTTGAACGCTGTATTAAGGGTGCGAGTAGCACTAGATTGGCTTGGTGGGGTGATTGTTGGGATAGTAGGCTTGTTCAGGATCTGAGCTACACCGCTAGATGCATTCCAATCGCTATTGACTTGCGCAGCCGGGATAGATGGCTTATTAAGAATTTGGCTAAGCCCTGTGCTTGAATTCCAATCTGCATTTACTGGCGTTGCCGTTACATCCAATACGCTGCCAGTGAAAGCTAGACCAGACCCAAGCGTTACCCAGAAAGGAGCATTGTTCGGGATATCGTATCCAATCACGCCAGCACTTGGAGGAGGTCCGATATCCTGGGTGACGTTCCCATTGTCCATTGAATTGCGGCTCATCATCCGAGTTGAGAATGGAGCAGCAAACGAAAGTTGGCTAATTGCCAATAAAGAGAGGATTAGGTATTTCATGCGTGAATCCATGTATTGGTGTCGATTTTTTGGAATGTGAAACAATCACTTGAAGTCAGCGAGCTTACCGTGTTCATAATGGTTGATGCGCCATTAAGTGTAAGCAATGTAATGTTTTGAGATGTGCAGAAGGTTACTCGTTGACCTAAACGGCTTGTGGCGTCACTTGGCAATGTCACTGTCAATGTTGCCAGCACGCCTGCCGGGGCAAGATAAATCGTCTGGTCAATTGAGTTATTGGCAAAAGTGACTGTTTGTCCTGTAGTAGGCACAACCTTTTGCGTGGTGTTTTTTGTGGAATATAACGCATCTGCCGTTCCTTGCGTCATTCCTAAGAGAGCTCTTAGCATTGTATTGCTCCGAAGTTAATGTTTATTGTTAATCCTCGGACGGTTGCGCCCTCTTACGTATTTTACTATGCCGTCTTTCCGGCTGTATAGCAATAAAGGTTGATTGGCCTTTACTACTTCCCTGTATGCCTACAAGGCTATACTTGCGCCTGCCAGTATTTATGCTTATCTGCGTATTGAATAGGTGGCCGGTACTGATCTCCGGCATGGGCCGTATCACTGGTTTAATACGGGTCGCGGTTTCCAGTGCTGCTCGCTGCGCATCAGCCTACGCATTCACCTAACGACTGCTGACTTCCTGTGCGGGGGAGGCCGCCCATGTCGTGACATTATTTTATTCAAAGTCAGCATGCGTTAAGTGCCTGTCTTTCCAGGCTATCAAAGAAACCTGCCGAAGCGAAGCACCTTGGATGTGAGAACCTTCATCATAGCAAATGTATGCCGAAATACAAGTATTAATCAGTCACAAGCGACATGTATTTAGCCTTGATAGCACGAGCATCCGATAATGCATTATGCGGAATCTCGCTTTCTGCATCCAAATCACGCCGGATTTCCATCGTCAGCAATGGCGTGCTAATACGGAGCCCCGGACCAATTATCAAAGTTTCGCAAAAGTGCTGAATATCTTCGGGCCAATCTGCAATAAGATGCATATGTTCATATGGCAAAAGAAACTTATACAACTTATCTTGGAGCTCTATAAATCCGATCTGCTTTTTCCCGATTACTGGAATAACGTTTTCCGCCACCCATGGGTCAGGATCAAAGCATCCTAGCGATTCGTAAAACTCGCGGCCATCCTGCGTAACGATAGCCATCGAAATCAACTCACCCTTAAACGAATTGAACTCTGTATCAATCCACATCTTCATTCTTTCTCTCCTTCATCTGGAACTTCATCGCCAATATGAAATTTAATGATAGCCCGACAGTTTGCAATTAGCAAAGTTGTCCCAAAAGTCTCATCTTGCGTTTTCCATTTCTTACCCACTCTTTCAACTTCAATTAGATGCCTCTCTATAAGAGGCCCTCCAATCGACCAATCCTCAGATGGATTCCAAAGCTTCAACGTCGGTCGGCCAATAAATACATCTCCAGGCGCGTACTCTTCCGAACAAAAATAGCTCTCATCTCGCTGATGCTTGAGGATTTGTACGCTTTTACCTAACGCGCGCCCAGTCCAGTAGTCCAGCAGATGGCCGTCGAGTTCAGAGGTCTTCATGTTATTCCTCTATCTCGATAGGAACAGCAATGGCAACATATTCAAAATTTGATAATTTTGCCCATTTCTTCGCTTCCTCTTCGGAATCATATGATATCCATTTACCATAGATATTTTCCAAGAACAAATTAGCAAATTCCTTCTTTGTTTTCATGAAAAGATCTTTACCAGATTTCCCATCTCCGCCAACATAAATACCTTTTTCTGAATACTCAAAAACGACTGACTTACCAGAAATAAGAGCAATAATCCTATTTGTCATAGTACATTCCGGCACATGCGCAATAAACTTCGCATCTCTCCCATCACGGGTGACGAGGGGCTTACCTGCTTTTGCTTCTTCAAGATTGAATGCGCGCATTATTCTTTCCCCATCCTGTGAAAATCACATGCAAAGCAAGCGCATATCACTCCTGACATTAGGAATAATGCACCGCGTCCGGCCTCACCTTTGAAAAATGCATCGTACAAACAAACTGCATTAAAAATTACTCCAAAAATGCAAACAAATTCCCAAATCTTATAACGATTCATGTCTTCTCTCCCTTCACCGCATTGATAGCCGTCAGCCTATTAGCCTTATAGCTGGACTTTCTTGCTTCCCAGGATAATCGAGCCTGCTCTACCTCATACTCGTCGTATGGCTCTGTATCGTCATTCATGTGCTTAGTGAAGTAGTCGAGGTACATGCCTACAAAGACTGTCAGCAAGATGGCTACACCAATACCGATTAATCCGTAATAGTTACTCATATTTCCCTCTAATCCGATGATGAACATGACGAGCTACTATCCGAACTTGAACTACTGCTATCAGATGAATAGCTAGAGCTAGAATCGCACAATGAGCTTGAGCTACTGGGCCAATCGGCACTAGCTCCAGCGCCATCAAATGTCCCTCCGCCACCTACAGGAAATGAACTAGCGTGTGGATACGGATTGCTAGAATAGCCATTTGGCTGAATGGACTGGCTAAGAATAAGATACGTCAGCATGGGGTCATATGAGCCACTATTTGTTTCTACTGGCCTAGCAACTGAGGCAGCTGGGGCAATATTTGATTTAGCTGAATAAGTCCTTTCAGCATGGAATTGGCGGATACGTTCATGAGTCCTAAAAATCGAATCTTGGCGCTTTTCTTCTGCGATTCTGTCCGACTCTTCCCTTTCTTCCTTAGCCATTTTCGCAGCTACATAGCTTTTATACGCGGAATAGCTAAGCCATAATACGCCGATAGCAAGTGCTGATATGATAATTAATTCCATATTCATCTCCTTAGATTAACCCGTTATTCTTCAAGCTACGCGAAGCTTCGCACGCTTCCATGTGTTGTTTCAAGTTGTAGATTCCTAGTGGTTTAAACTCAGCCTGATAACGTCCCGGCAATTCAGGCTCCTTCGCCTTCTCTTCCTCAATGAAGAACTTCGAATCCGTCGCTCCCCTATACCGCTGGATCATGTTGTGATCTACCATTGTGTCTAGTAGCTTGTGCATTTCTGCACACATGACGCGAAACTTAATTGCTAATGCATCTGCTGTGTAACGCTTGCCTATAGTCATCTTTTCGATAACTTGGCTTGGCCTGGGTAATGGCTGGTCTCGTTTGATTGGCATACTCCCTCCTTTTAATTTTGCTATGCTGCTTGCTTAAATGAAATGATTCGAGCATGAACTTGTACAGGCTGTGGCTCATCTCGATCTCGCCTTGCATCTCTAGCGCGAATATCCTTCCGCATCGGACCTTGGATTTTCAATATCTGGTCAAGCATGGACTGGACGCATTGCGGATCGACAATCAACTCCTCTGTTTCTGGCTGTTCAACAAATACTTTTTGAAACCATGGAAGATGACGGACTTTGCAAATTTCATCTGATACAAAAGTAGGAACCGTTTCCACCCTATACAAACTTACACTATCAATATGCGGCATTGTTCGGATCATCTGATCCAGCATCCCAGCATCACTAATATAACAATGTGGAGGGGAATACCGTCCATAATCTCTGGTTATATTTACTGGAGGAAGATTTTTTACCAATCCAAATGCATACATGTTGAATTCTTTATGCTTCATGAAAAGTCGAGCACTCAAATCAAAATGTTGCTGCTCAATAGCAATTTCCCATCCTTCCTGGCCGAGGCGATGCGTGTTGGATCGGAATCCTCCCCACATTACCTCGACAGGTTGATTCTGGATCATAGCCATGATTAGCCTGTAAAAGAACCGTCTTCAATGCTGGCCTGCAAGTCCTTAATTTCTGCCTCGATGTTGCGTGTCACTTGCTTGGACGCTTCCAGTTTACGAAGCGCCTGTACCAAAGCTGTCTTAGCCTTCTTTGTACGTTCTTCGGCAATTTCCTTGTTAGCTTCTTCCATTACTTTTTTGATATCAAACATTTTCACTTCTCCTGTGGTTGGTGCTGCAATTAAACTGTCGCCAATTTCTTGGCTTTAAACTTCTTCTGATCAAAATAGCTCATCAGATTCTTACCGTAGTTACCGCGTCCAATTAGCGGACGAGTACGGCGCTTCTGTTTCAGCAGATTAGCCGCAAAGATATCCGGGTCTGTGATCTTTACGCGTGGGCAATAAGCACCCAATGCAACCACCAGACGCAATGCCAAATTCATTTCTTCCATTTTTACCTCTCCTTAGTGACGAACAATATTCTTAACCTGCTTGCGGAATTCCTCATAGCCTGCTCCTGCACGGGCTATAGGCTCTTCATACGTCTTGATGAGGGCCTTGGTCTTCTCCACTAGCCCGGAAGGCGCTGAGGCTTGTTTATCAACCTTAAGCTGTTGCACAGGGAACAGGCCAGTCCAGCTACGCTCGATAGACTGGTTGATGATTGCCTCTACGTCAGCCCCCTCAGCCTTCCAGACGGTTAGTTTGTTAATCAGAAGCTTCTGTGCGTACTCTGTTGCTTGATGCTTCTTACCCATTTGTTTTCGCATGGAAATATAAGCCTCCCACGCATCAATTGGCATCCAGTCGGGGATCATTTCCATCCTCCTTGCGTTGAATCAAGAAAAGATATCAATTTGTCAAATGCAGGCCATTTATTCTGCCCCAGCTTCCTCTTGCCAAGTTTGGCAATAACATCCTCGTTCCAATCCTTAATTTCATCGCAAAGAAGACTACTATGTTCATGCAAGCGGCGATTAACACTTCTTGCATTGTCATACCTCCTGAGCAACTCCCGAAGATCATAGATTCTTACTTTTACAAACCCATGCATCCCATCTTCTTGCGCGGCCCAACGGAGGCGATCAACATTGTTCATGTTCTTCTCCGTCTGCGAGTCGACTATACAAAGCATCAATTCGTGACTTTACAAATGAGCCGCACGTTTTCTGCGTATTGTTGTTGTCGCATTCATTGCCGATACGATTTTTCAGAGATTTCAGAGCATGGCGAAGCAGATCACGCTCAATATCTGACAAGAAATATTGTTTTCTTGCTGGTTGTTTCATTTCAATCCTTATTTATAGAAAAAAGCATTGGACAGCAAGCAAGACAAGATGTTGACCTATCAACAATCCCAGCCATGCTTGTAATGATTACTACAAACACTACTGCCACTAAGTGAAGCATTCTATTTCCAAGGCCCCTTAACGCGGGTAACGCTACAGTCAACAATTTGCCTTGTTCCTGGGGTAGCTGCTCAACTCCCTCGCGCCGTCTTGCTAGTAAGCGCAGACCTTTTCTGAGTACCGGCAGTCCTTACCGTATTACTTGTCGTAGCTCTGACGAACTGCGAGTCGTTTTATTGGTGGCGGCCGGAAGTATGTTGACCCGGCTTAACTGGACTCAAACCAGCCTACGTTTAACGGCTTAACAACGTCAATTCGTGAGCATCAAATGGGTCTGACCGTTTTGCCGTCTCCGGCAAATTATGCTTTCGCATACGGTCCCTGAACTACATCAGGGGTTCTTTCCCACACGTGAACCCGTCACTCCGGGTATTCACCACCAATAAAACGACTCTAAAGGCAACAGACGAAAAAAAGCCCGAATATGCTTTAGGAGGCTGGCGCTGGCGGCGCGGGCAAGATTCCTTGCTTGGGAGATGGGTCCCAGAAACCTTACCGTTGCAGCCTCCTAAAAAACATTCGGGCTATAACTACTACCCCATCTTATTCGCATTATCTGTTGCCACACAGATGACTCTATTATTATCAATGTCCGTCAGACTTGCAAGCGTTTTTCTTACAAATATCGGATAAATCGCACAAAACTATGCCGGTTTTCCTACAAGCTTAGCCACAAAAAAAAGGCATATAGCCCGGGCCAACTGAATGGATAGCGATATCCCAACTTTGTTTGACAGCCTCCATATTCTGTCTATGCATGAAATAGTAAAACGCCTGGCATGGAGTATCGCCAAGAGTACCGCGAAGGATATGGCGCTCAGTGCGGTCAATTGTGCAAAGCCAATGACCGTCTACGCGGCGTAAGTGTGGGATTTGCTTAGTCATATTAGTCTCCAGCGTCTTCGGCGATTGCTGCGGCTACGTAGCGCGTCAATTTAGATTTCAACCAAGAAATAGGATGGATGAGCCAATATGGATTATCTTTCTCATCCCCATAAATCTCATCTAATGTGACTAGCTGATCAAGCCAATTTTTTTCAGTCATACCATCCCTTTATAAATGTTTTGAGGGAGGATTCCACGATTTACACAAAACTGCCACGCTTCATCCCATGACCGCCATTGCCCTTCCATGCCTTTTACTTTCCAGGCCCAAGCTCTTTTAGTCATTCCTTATTCTCCTGATCATCTAGAAAACGTGCAATGGCTGCATTAGCGACACATCGCAACCCCTCATCTCTGTTGTTTAAATCATAATTCCTGCTAGGGTCTCTGTGGTGATATGCTCGCAATTCTTCATCCGTCAAACTTGTCTTAGGATATTCACGCGCTGGCTTGATGCGATATTCGCTCTCGTCCCAATAAGGGTGAGTAAGTTTTAATGGAATCCATTTATCCGAATATTTAACCTCAATGTCTTCACCATTAGCCCAAGCAATAATTTCCTTTTGAAATTTATGCGGTTTACCCATTACTTTTCTCCTTTTCATATCCAATCTTGTCCCAAAGCTGCATAAACCGGCGATCTAACTCTTCAATGAGTAACTGAGCACCGGATTGTGTAAGCAGCTCTAAGGGCGTGTTTAGCAGGTCTATGACGCCAGGCTTAGTCATATCCCAATATGCTTGGCGAGATCGAAGATATTTAGCTGTCAATTTTCTTCTCCCTATCTTCCCTGAATTGATCAATCCTACCTTGTGCATTAGCTCCTTGGAGCATTTTTACTACTATCGAGTATTCTATGGAACCTGGAACTAGGTTAAGCAAGTTAGCAGGATCTTGCGTGGCTAGGTAGTGGTCAGCGTTGAAGTTGGTCATTTCATCTCCTTTCCAATTTCAGCAGCGGCGCGGACGATAGCGCGGCGAGTAGCAGCAAATGGATCACCGTCTATTTTCTCCCATTCTCCATAAATGGAATCCATACCAGAAGCAACAACTCGTGCATCCTGCACGCCAAAGCTAATTCCTATGCCCAGTTTTATAGCTAAGTCTAGTGCGTTACCAGAATTGTTTAATGGGTTCCATGGAATCCAATTAGCGAAGTTATATTTCAATGCATCAAACCCATCGAAGCTGATAGCATCAGTTTTCTCATTGTAGAAACCGTTGATAGATTTCGCTGCCAATTCCAGTAATTCTCGGTCAGTCTGCATTTTCCAACTCCTTTTTCATCTGTTGAAACTTCTTCTTCATTTCGATAAGCTCAGGGATTGTCCATTTCATGGCAACATTATTTCGCTCCAATTCTTCCACTCGAGCGAGACCGATTCTTTCGATGAGTCCCATTCGGTAATCAACAGCCCTCCCTGCCCCATATCTATTGCATCTCTTAGTTTGTCCATGTGCGTTGTCAACATTGAATCTAAGATGCGGAGCGCTTCCAACTGATCGGTAGTGTCCGCAATCGAAGTTTCCGCCAACGGACGTAAACGAAAGCGGTTCTCCGCAACAGATGCAAGGACATCCTTTATCGCGGGAACGAATGTAGGCATTGAAGGCAATCTGTGTCTCCTTGATGTAATCTGATCGTGTCTTTAACTTGGCAAGTGCTAGCTTTGTTTCTTTCCTATCGGCTATCTGCTTCTTATGTAGCTTCTTAGCATTTTGGATTGATACCCAGGCTAAGGCGCAATCAGTCGAGCAGGTTTTGTGCGTCATCGAACGCCTGGTGAACTCGGTTCTACAAACCTTACAACGCGCCATATTTTTCTTTCCGAATATGAACAGGCTTGTATTCCATATCCATGTATTCAAACCATTTGCAACGTGTTTCAGATGCCTTATTACACCCCTCTATTTGATCGCCAATAGATAAGCGAAAATGGCAATACGAGGCATGCGTGCACATTAAGTATTCTTTATCAGTTTCACGATTGCCGCATGACTTACAATGAAAACGACGGCGGATGTAATCAGGAAATGTCCGGGTTTCAGTGACGAACATATCGCCATTACATTCTGAACACTTGCGAAGGTTTAAAGCAATGTATGCCATTATGATCTTTCATTAGCACTAAACATCACGCCAAGACCAACGCCAAACGCTTCTACAGCCTCCACATACTCTGCAAAGCACTTCTTGCTTAGTAGGCTAGTCGAAATAACCGTAGCGCTTCCTGATGGTGTTTCAAGCCATTTCCATACTACTTCACCAGTTTTCAAAGTAACCATGCCAGGCAAGATCGTCTGACGGCAATGTTCGTGGAAGACCTCTTTGCTATACTTTTTTCCATCAACGTGCGCTTGCTCAGCTATCTCGGTAAGGCGCAACCAATATAGGGCATTAGCATCTACCCCACGCGCCTTAGTCTTCGGCTGAATCACTACTTCATAACTATCGTCACAAGGTAGATTGCGGATAATTGCGATGGCACGGTCTCGGCGAGTTTGGTCAACGAGGATAATTTTCTGGCGGTCAGTCATTTTTTAGCTTCTCTATTATTTTCTGAGCATGTTCAATAGAGGCCGATCTTCCTAAAGGATGATGTTGCATAAATATAATTTCTTTTAGCGCTGTAAAAAGCTCAGGCGCAGCGGCTATTAATTTGGCGTTTGCTTCTTGAATCACAACTCTTTCACCAGAACATGTTTCACAAATCAGCGTCGCAACATCTGAATAATCTGGCGTATATTCCGCGCCTTCTTGTTGTGCAATATAAAAACGTGTATCGCCCCACCGTTCATTTTTGCTGTAAGTCCAAGGGCCGGGAGTGTACTTAAGTGTCATGGCATATTCTCAATATAGGTAGTAATCAACAATAAAGCTGCTATTGCTAGGAGGTAGATATAGGGATGATTTGCGTTCATTCGCTAAACTCCTGCAAGAATTCCCACCACAATCCTTCATTCGAATTAGGAAGAGATAGCGGATATTGCTCTGGATTTTCCAAATGCCGCGCATGATAATCAAGAATAAACGCTTGTAGATTGCGTTTAACTTCAATCTCAAATTCTTCTAAAGTCATTTACATCTCCTTCGGCATTGGTTACAAGTTTCCGACCCTTCCGCATATTGCCCCATGCTTCTCCGCTTACGACAAACTAGGCACGTCTTTTGCGTGTGGGAGTAATGCAGCATGTTGCGGGTATTATTGCGGAAGGCTGCGAGTTGGTCAGGGCTGCTCATTTCGGGCCGCCAAAAAATGCGTAGAGTTTATCCACCGTAGCCTGGTGCGCCTTGTTACCGTTCATGATGTTAGTCAACGTGCGACGGCTTAGGCTAGATAGATAAGCCACCTTCTCCAGCGGCTCACCTTTGTCTTTAATAGTCCGCAGCTTCTTTGCGATGTACTTATGTTTGTCCATATTGGCTCCTGTTGTTTACAGGCTTAATTATGGCAGATAAAATAAATTATGCAAGCACAAAATAATACTTGCACATTACATTTTTATTGATTACTATGGAATCACTTTGAAGCACAAACCAAACGCAAAGCACCGCGCAACTAGATAGATGGAGATGGAAATGAATGCGAATCCCGCTCAAATCAAAGCAACCGCCCTCTGGGCCTCGTTGGCAAATACTGTTCAAGCACTCAAGACTGCTGCAATGCAGCTTGAGGGCGATGCGCAAAAATCAGCTTTGTACGCAGTAACACAGGCCGAAGAAAAATTGCTCAAGCACGAGCGCATTGCCTAACCCAACCTGATAGATGGAGAGCGAGATGAATACAACTAATCGTACTCAATTTGTGGTGCAAGCACGCCCGATTTACTTGAATGGCGAGCGCGGCGAATGGCGTCGCGTCGAAGGAATCATGCCCTCCAGCGACTCCCAGTATTTGCGGAATGCGGTTTCGCACTACGACCAGAAGAACACGGAATATCGCCACGTAGCGGCATAGAACACTGGCCTAGCCCGAGAGGGTCGAAGCGCAAGCCGGAATCAGTGTCCGGCACCTTTGGCAGACCTTCCCAAGCTTGCTCGCCAGTCGGTGCACAGCAAGACAGTTGGAATGCCAAGTAGCACCAGCGGAGTACGTAATGGAAACGTAGCCTGAGTGAAAGTCTCAGGGCCAACATAGAAGCGGCGGCGTGGAAGGACACGCGGTGAATGCGCGCAGCCGGATGGCCCTAGCGATGTAGTTAGGAGGCTTTCCTAGCAGGTATCAAGCCCTGTCCGTTTCTATGTTGGCAGCTAATCAGTAAAAATCGCATTAGCCAGAAACTGCTGCGTAGGCTTAGTTAGTTTGCCAACTTCAATTTATAGGGAGAGAAGGAATGAAAACAACTTTGAATGAAATTCGTGAACATTCACCATGTCATGAAGGCTGGTCTAAATTACTCAAGTCTTTGAATAAGACAAAAGCAGATGATGCGCCAGTTTCGATTATCCAAGTTTTGGACAGCAATGGGCTGGATGATGCTTTGTGGTGTCTGCGTGCAGTTAAAGGACATGATAAAGAAATCCGTCTGTTTGCTGTATGGTGCGCTCGTCAAGTTGAAAATTTGATGACTGATCAACGTAGCAAGGATGCATTGAATATCGCTGAGAAATTTGCAAATGGCGATGCGACACAGGAAGAATTAGATGCTGCGGGGGCTGCTGCGCGGGCTGCTGCGGGGGCTGCTGCGTGGGATGCTGCGGGGGCTGCTGCGTGGGATGCTGCGGGGGCTGCTGCGAGGGCTGCTGCGAGGGCTGCTGCGAGGGAAGTTCAAGAAAAAGAACTGCGCCGTATTTGCGCAAATATTGAACAAGAAGCCAAAGTATGAAATACATCTACGCAATCGCCTTCCTACTTTCTGTAGTATATCTGATGACTATGCCTGTAGAAGAAAGTAAGCCACCAGTAATCAAGCAAGTGAAGAAAGATCCATATAAAGAGGAATGGGACGAGTTGTTTCGTCGCGCTGAGTTCATGACTGGTTTTGGAGTTCGATGATGAAATGGATTTCTGTAGCTACAAAGCGGCCAAAAGTTGGAGTTCCAGTGCTTGGGGCAATATTTTTTGAGTACACAAACGCACCATCAGTATATTCCGTAACTTCTATGTCATTTAATGGTTTAGATTGGAATGGCATGCGAGAGCCTGATTTTTGGATGTATTACCCAAAACCGCCAAAGGATAAGCCATGAAATTCCTCGACCGTTGCCGTGCTGGCGAATTCCGCAATCTTCCTGTCCCAACAGAAGAAGATCGCCAAGCCTATCTACGCACCCATCCTATTTCTTATAATGGGACAATCAAAATTGAATTAACCAAAAGTGAGAAGGAGGAAAGAGAAGCATTGATCGCAGCGGGAATCCTTCCTTTCTGACCAAATTTGTTTTATAGTAGTACTTCGACTTATTGATTTATTGACTTGGGAATTTTAAATATGAGCATTTCAACCATCATCCTTGGCGAATCTGGTACGGGCAAGACAACCAGCTTACGCAACTTCAATCCGGCAGATGTATTGCTGATCCAGGCTGTTAAAAAGCCGCTCCCATTCAAATCTAAAGACTGGATTCCTGCTACCAAGGATAATCCAGATGGGTCTACCTTTGTCAGCGACAACAGTGCGATCATTGTCAAGGCAATGGAGCGGGCAAAGAAGAAGATCATCATCTTGGATGACTTCCAATACACCATGAGCAATGAGTTCATGCGCCGCGTATTGGACAAAGAAACCGGCAATGCCGCGTTCGCAAAGTACAACGAGATTGCCCGCAATGCATGGGACATTCTCAATGCGGCTTCCAATCTGGCTGACGACAAGCGCGTCTATATCCTGTCGCATACGCAGACAGATGAATCCGGCCACACAAAGATTAAAACCATCGGTAAGTTGCTGGATGAAAAAATTACCATTGAAGGCTTGGTGACTATTGTCATGCGTAGTCATCGCATCAATGGGAACTACGTTTTCAGCACAAAGAATGACGGAAACGACACCGTTAAAACACCTCTTGGTATGTTTGATGAAGAACATATCGAGAATGACCTTGCAGCGATTGATTCTGTAATCGTTGATTATTTTGACTTGAAATAGGAGAAAAATTATGGCACTAAGCCTCAATAGCGATTCCGCAAAAGCAGCCGATAATCTCAGCGCAGGCATCCGCGAGACTGGGAAATATGTTGGTCGCTTTACTCGCGCTCAGGAACTAATTTCCAGCAATGGAACGTTGGGCGTTGGCTTTTCTTTCAAAAGCAAAGAAGGCCAAACGGCGGATTATCTGGATCTGTACACAGAAAAGTCAACCGGCGACGAACTGCCAAGTGCAAAAACCGTGAATGCGATTTTGGCGTGCATGCAGCTTCGCAAAGTCGAAGAAGGCGAAATTGAATTTGAAGCATGGGACAAAACGACAAAAACCCGTGAATGGTTTACTGCGAATGGCTATCCAGATTTGATGAAGCATGATATCGGGCTGTTGCTGCAAAAAGAACTGACGACAGATCAAAACGGAATGGACCGTGAACGTATGATCATTGTAGGCGTATTCCAGCCTTCTACAGAACTGACTGCTTCGGAAATTCTGGAGAAGAAAACAAAGCCCGAAAAGTTGGCAAAGATGGTTGAATCTTTGATGGCCCGACCTGTACGAGATTCGCGTAAGAAATCGGCGCAAAGCACGCCTCAATCAGGGGGTGCGCGTGGCCCATCATTCTCGGATATGGACGACGATATCCCATTCAGTTATTTCCCGCGTAAATCTTTGCTTTCCATGTAATGGGGGATGGATGCTATGAAAATTTGTTTCAAATGTAAAGTTGAAAAAGATAGGACAGATTTTTATAAGCATCCAGCTATGAAAGATGGACTTTTAGGGAAATGCAAAGAATGCTCAAAAAAAGATTCTATTCAACATCGCAATGATAATTTGGAAAGTTATAGATCATATGACAGAGAAAGATCAAAACTTCCTCATAGATTAGAACTTGGTGTAAAAATAAATAAAGAATATAGAGCTAAATATCCAGATAGATATAAGGCTAACACTGAAGTTTCAAATGCCGTCCGAGATGGCAGATTAGAAAAATGGCCTTGCATGGTATGCGGCGATGTGAAATCTGTTGGGCATCATCCAGATTATTCTAGGCCATTAGATGTTGTATGGCTTTGCCAAATCCACCACAAAGAAGCGCATGCATTGATTAAGGATGTTGAATGAAAAACCTAGACGATATCTCAACAGAGACATTTATCGCTCGCGGGAAGTATTCAACTCTACACGTTGAACTGAAAGATCGCGTTAAGAAGCTGTCAGGAGCATGTGAAATCATGATGCATGCTAACCAACAGATTCTTAAGCGGTCGCAGGATGATGACGTAGATGAGGCGCTTCCAGGCTTGCTCGGTAACGCTCGAAAGAGTTTGGAGACGATGGAAGCGTTGTCTCAAGAAATAATCGAACTGACTGCTCAAAAGAATGAGTTGAAATCGCTTGCATGGTCTAAATAAATGTCCTAATATAGATTTGTGGCGCTTAGGCTTAGCGGCTGAACATCTGGTATCTACCCTTCACCCAGATCGCGCCATTTTGTATAAACAAGGGTTGGTTTGAAGGAGCCATTAAAATGCAAAAGTTTAATAAAGATGAAATTGGATATGTTCGCGCATATCTGCAACGCTCACCTTCGGATTCGTTGAAGAAGGAAACAGATCAAGTTATCGGCTTTCTGCAAAGCCAAATTGAGTTCTTGAAGCAAGAAAATGAAGAGTTGGTGCGCTCGTCTGATGCGCGAGTCCAATCGCTTGCTGATCAACTTGCAGAAGCACAATCGCGTGCAAACGATCATATGCTGAAAGCAAAGGTCTAATCATGGACATGACACTACAACAAGCAATGAAAGTTGCGGCTGATTTGGAAGAACGTGGTTGCTTGAATGAGCCTGCTAAAGCTGCACGAGTTTTGCTTGCGCACATAAACAGTCTGGCATCGCCGCAAGTAACGGATGAGCGCATGGCATTCGAGGCTGCATGGATTGATATCGGCGGCATGCGCATGGAAGACTACGATTTTAGCCAAGGAGCCAACGGAAACTACTGGGACGATGAGGTGCAAGCAGCATGGGAAATCTGGCAGGCCCGCGCCCTTCTCTCAGCACTGCCAACAGATAAGGAGGCGATCCGCAATGCGGCGCTGGAAGAGGCGGCAACCATTACCGACGGCCTTCGCTGCCGCCCTGAGTTTGAAGAAGAGTTGCAAGATAGATTGTTGCGGCAAGCCGGAGAGAAAATTCGCGCCCTGCAATCCCAACCGCAGCAGGTGACAGATGATTAGCGAAGAACGTTGGATGCCAATCCCAGGATATGAAAATTATAGTGTCTCTGATCTTGGTAGAGTCAAAAACTCAAAAAAGATCATGAAGCAGCCTCTAAGTACACCCGGATATCACTACGTAACACTTTGCAAAAATGCAACAAAAAAGAATTATTTCATTCATGTTCTTGTTTTGACTGTTTTTGATAAGCCGCGTCCAAGCGAAGATTTTGAAGCTTGTCATATAGATGGCAATTGTAAGAACAATGCTTTATCAAATTTAAAATGGGGAACAGCGGCAGAAAATTATGCCGATAAGTTACGCCATGGGCGAGGAATCGCTGGTGAAAATCATGGCTGTAGAAAATTGACTTTGTCTCAAGTAAATGAAATTCGTAGCGCTTACCAAAATCGTGCAAATGGCTTGTATAAAGCAAAGGAATTTCAAGAGAGATTTTGCGTTAGTCGTTCTGCAATACAAAAAGCAGCCAATGGAAAAAATTGGAATTCACCAATTGATCAAATGATCTCAAGGAAAAACCATGAGTGTGGATAAAGATAATGGCAGCGCGGAGCCGGTGGCGATCAGGCAACGTAGATGGCTTGGTGACGAAACATGGCGCGATGTAAGGCCGCAAGACGATGACGAAAACGAAGAAATCAAGGGCTACACGTACCGCACGCTCTACACCGCCCCTCCAGCGCCTGTAAGTGCGGAGCCGGTGAAGTTGGAAGTCTGGTGCGGCTCCATGCCTGAAAGCAACGGCAAGTCGAATTTCACGGCGACTCTGCGTCGCAAGGGCGCAGCGCTGTTTGACTCGAACTGCTTCACCTTCGCTCGCTCGGAATACCCCGATCGGGTGCGCTACGAGGCCGACAGCATGCGCTTCCTGATCGGCGAAATCGACAAGGAGCCTTTCATTCTCGACTATGACGGTGACAAGTACAGCGGATATGTCGCCCCGCCGAAGGACAGCGACCTGAAGGATGCGGAGATCGAGCGCGGCTGGCATGAAACATTCAGCACCAGCAACCCGTATTGCCCTTGCAATCTCAAATCGTTCACCAAGGCGGTACGCTGGACATTGCGGGCTATCGCAGCAAAGGAGGCTAGGAAGCATGGCTGACGACTATTTGAAGTTCAATGAAATTTTGAGATACGAGCCTGATAGCGGCCTTTTGTTTTGGAAAAAGCCTGGCGTCGGAAGATCCTTGAATAGGCCACTTGGGAAAGGTAGCGCAAAGCGATATGTTGCTGTTTCAATCGGCGGCAAAACATATTTAGGGCATAGAGTTGCATGGCTTCTAACATACAAAGTATGGCCCACACATGACATTGATCATATTGACCATAATCGATCCAACAACAGAATTTCAAATCTCAGAGAAGCTACAAATTCTGAGAACTTAAGAAACAGGACATTGCAGTCCAACAATAAATATGGCGTCAATGGAATAAATTACAGCGATGAAATTAATAGATGGTACGCAAGAATTTCCGTGGATAAAAAACGCATTCATCTAGGGTATTTCAGAACAAAAGAAGCCGCTATACAAGCGCGACAATTAGCAAATGAGAAATTTGGATTCCATGAAAATCATGGGAAGGAAAAGTGATGGATAAATTACCTAAGCTGCCAGAGCCAGAAGACGTTGACAACGTTCGCTGGGCCTACACAGCAGACCAAATGCGCGCCTACGCCGAACTCGCCATTGCCAGCGTGAAGCGGGAGCCGCTGAGCGAGTCAGTGATTCAGGATATTGCCGAACAAGATTTTTACCAGCCTGATGCTGGAAGCATGGATATTCGACTACACCTATTCGCCCGCGCCATCGAACGGGCTCACGGCATCACCGCTGCTACTGCCAGCAAAGGGATAGTCAAGTGACAAATAAATATCAGCGACTTGTGCCATCAACAACAATTGATGTTTATGATGTTTTGACAGCATGGAACGTAACAAACCCAGCTATCCAACATGCTATTAAAAAGCTTTTGCAGCCAGGACAGCGCGGGCATAAGACTAAAGCAGAAGATTTGCAAGAGGCGTTAGTTAGTTTGCAGCGTGCAATTCAAATTGAAGAGAGCTATTAAATTGAGCAAGAAACCACGCCGAGACGAACGCCGTAAAGCACGCGATCAGAAGCGCAACCCTAACCGGTAACTATCATGCTAAAACTATTACGCAAACTTATCGTTTCAATGCGCTTGCATGATCGTAGAATGCGTAAGAAGTTTATCGGCCTATGACTAGGTAGTCAGCCTGAGCATTCACTTTGTCAGCGAGTCTTGCAGTTTCTTTTGCCAACTCGCTGTATTTGTCTGAGCATTCTGCAAATAGGTCGATCCCGACTTCTCCTTTGTCGCTAGTTCCGTTGGGACTTGTGGAGGCTTGGGACAATCGACGCTTGTAATCGGCAATTGCGTTGTGCAAGCTGATATTAGAACTGGTAAGAGTAACAACGGCAGATTGCGTGTT